ATGAAAGGCTGATCATGGCAGTTGTAATTAATTCTGTAGTTGCTGGACAGCCTGTTATTTATTGCAATGCAATCACATCTCCTGCGGTAATGACTAATGGTTTAACCATTTTTAACACCGTTGGTGATATTTTGATTTTTGCTCTTTTGTCAGAGTGTTATACAGCCAACAATGCTACGGCGTCTACGTTGCAGTACACCTCAACAAATAACGCAACATCTACTACGGCAAACATATCAGCGGCTTCTGCTTCTTTAGCAAACGCTGCCGCAGGTGTGGTGGTTACCGCCCAGCTTGGTGCTGTAGCTAATGCTCCCACAGTATCAACTGCGGCAGGTGTTGGTGTGTTTCCTTGGGGCGCAGTTCGTGTTCCAAGCGGTAGTTCTATTAAACTTGTAGTAGGCGTAGGCTCTACAACCGGCACTTGGTCGCATTCTCTTCATTGGCAACCGCTTCAAGACGGCGCTACTGTTACACCGGCATTTTAATTAAAGGAGTCCATCATGGGACGTGCAACAAAAATGGAAGATCCAAACTATCAAGGCGAGCGCCAGCCCGGTGCACAGCGCCAAGATATGTCTAAAGGCGGTCCAAAGCAGACCCCACGTAAGAACTATCAAGCCCCATCAGGCTCTGTGGCTCCACGTGGCGTAGGCATGGCACGCAACAAACAGTGCAAGATGTACTAAGGTTTTGCTATGAAACCGGGTCTCTATGCAAATATTCATGCAAAACAAGCCCGCATTAAAGCAGGGTCTGGAGAAAAGATGCGTAAAGTTGGGAGCAAGGGTGCCCCAACTGCTAAAGCTTTTGTCCAGTCTGCCAAAACTGCAAAGAAACCTAAGGGCAGAAAATGAAGAGTCCTGCATGGCAACGCAAGGAAGGCAAGAACCCCAAGGGCGGATTAAACGCCAAGGGGCGAGCCTCTGCGAAAAAAGAAGGGATGAACTTGAAACCGCCGCAACCCGAGGGCGGATCAAGAAAAGACTCATTTTGTGCTCGGATGACCGGTATGAAGAAAAAGCTGACATCCGCAAAAACAGCGAAAGACCCGAACTCTAGGATTAACAAAAGCCTGCGGGCATGGAAATGCTGATGGACGCTAACATGATTTGGTCAGCAATTTTATCCATAGTGTTGGGAGCCTTTGGCTTTCTGATGCGGGAAAAACTTAATCAAGTAAAAGACGTAGCCGAAGAAATCCGCCGCGTTGAACGCCTTTTAAACACTACACGCGAGGAGATAGCACGTGATTACGTCACTCAAGCAGAAAGTCAGCGTATTACTGACCACATGGACCAGCGCTTTAATCGCCTTGAAGCAAAGATTGACCAACTTATTCAAGCGGGGCGGTAATGCCAGCTAAGTCGGCAAAGCAAAAACGGTTGATGGATGCGGTAGCGCACAATCCCGGATTTGCTAAAAAGGTAGGCATTCCACAGTCTGTGGGAATGGATTTTAGTAAGGCCAGTAAAGGCAAAAAATTTAGGAAAGATGGTGACGCTATGAAAAACGGTTACGCAAAAGGCGGTTTAGCCAAAAAAGGCGAGGGGATTGCCAAAAAAGGTTTTGCTACTGGCGGCATGGTGAGCGGTATGGGAAGCACTTCTCAGGGCCGTACACTGAGCCAACCGGTCAAGAAGTCGGTACAAGGCGACACCGTACAGGTGCGCGGCGTAGGTGCTGCCCGTTCACGTGTTGCCCGCATCTATTAAACCATGAGCACTTCGGGCGCATCCGATTTCGATCTGCAGTTCGACGACATGATCGCCGAAGCGTATGAACGCTGCGGCATTGAAGTTCGTGATGGCTACGACATGAAAACAGCGATGAGGTCGTTGAATTTGATGTTTGCGGAATGGGGAAACCGTGGTTTAAATCTGTGGACGATTGTGCAGAGACAGCAGGTATTGACGGCGGGTACGTATGAATACAACCTCCCAAGCGACACCATAAATGCCTTGTCTGCAGTAATTCGTACAAATTCAGGTCTTGCTACCCAGCAAGACATCACAATTGATCGTATCAGCCGTGCAGAATGGCTGCATATCCCTAACAAGAATACCCAATCACGTCCTGCCCAGTACTATGTACAGCGTTCGGTGCCGACAACGGTATATCTGTACCCTGCTCCTGACTCGACACAGACTTGGACTTTTGTCTACTATGCCATTCGTCGCATTGAAAATGCAGGCGCATACACCAATACAGCGGACGTTGTGTTCCGCTTTTTACCTGCCTTGACGGCAGGATTGGCGTTCCATTTATCTGTGAAGAAGGCTCCAGATCGGGTTATCCTTTTGAAACAGTTGTACGAAGAAGAATTTGCCCGTGCAGCCACTGAAGATAGGGATACGGCCAGCGTCTTCTTAGTGCCAACTTACTCGTCGAGGTAAGAATGGGCGCAGGATACGCATCCGGCAAGTTTGCAATAGCGCTCTGCGACCAATGTGGTCAGCGCTATAAACTTCTGACGCTTATCAAGGATTGGAAGGGCTTTAAGGTCTGTCCAGAGTGCTATGAGCCAAAGCATCCCCAGTTGGAGCCAAAGCGAAATATCACTGAGCCACAGGCCTTGTATCAACCCAGACCGGAGGCTAGGATGGCTGTAACGGTGTTTGTGGGTGAAACTTCTGACACTTCCTTTGCAAGTATAGGTATGATGCCTATGCCTCCATCTAGACAACTGACAGCCACGGGGCTGTTGGCACAAGTGACCACGCTAATAACATGAACTACGCTGAACTCACCGCTGCAATTCAGGATTACACCCAGAATGAATTTACTGTGACGGAACTTGCTACGTTTGTGCAGCAAGCGGAACAGCGCATTTATAACTCAGTTCAGTTAGCCAATTTACGCAAGAACGTCACTGGTAGCTTGACTACTGGCAACAAGTATTTGTCTGCTCCGGACGATTACTTATCTACATACTCACTGGCAATTTTTAGCTACGCAACACCCACTGCGACAGGTACTTCTGGCGCGTTCACCATCACTGTCAGCAGTGCTTCTAATCTTGAAATAGGACAAGCGGTTTCTGGCACAGGAATTGGTACTGGCGCAATTGTTTCTCTGATTGAAGGTACTACCGTGACCCTTTCCGTTGCCAACAGCGGAGCAGTCTCTGGTGTAGTCACTTTCCAAGGTGATTACTTATATCTGTTGAGTAAAGACGTGAACTTTATTCGTGAGGTATATCCTTCTGCAACATCAAAAGCCAAGCCAAAGTACTATGCTATTTTTGGTCCCGTTTACAACAATGTAAACGAGTTGACGTTTATTATTGGTCCTACCCCTGACAAGGACTACAGCGCAGAGCTTCATTACTATTACTATCCTACATCTATTGTTACCGCTGGCACAACGTGGCTGGGGGACAATTTCTCTTCTTCCTTACTGTATGGCTCATTGGTTGAGGCATATACGTTTATGAAGGGCGAGGCAGACATGATGGCTCTGTACGATACCAAGTACAAAGAATCCCTTGCATTGCTCCAGAACTTGGGCCAAGGCAAGCAACGTGGCGATTCTTATCGTGACGGCCAAACTAAAATTCCTGTGAGGTAATTAGATGTTTACAGCAGGACTAACCGCATCATTCAAACAGCAAGTGCTATTGGGTGTTCATGACTTTTTAAATGACGTATTTAAGATTGCCTTGTATAACTCAAGCGCCACATTAGATAGTGACACAACTGTTTACACAACGACAGGTGAAGTGACTAGTGCGGGATATACGGCAGGTGGTCAAGTGCTTTTAGTACCTACTGTAGGTGTTGGCAACAACACGGGATATGCGTCTTTTGCTGATCCAATCTGGTATGCAACTACTTTTGCAGTTAGGGGTGCGCTTATCTATAATTTCACTAAAAGCAATAAATCCGTTGGGGTTCTTAATTTTGGAATAGATCAGACTACTTTGACTCAAGATTTCAAGATTCAGTTTCCACCAAACAACCCAGAAACGTCTATCATTCGTATCCTATAGGAGCAACCATGCATAAAGAACTATCAGGTTTTGGCGATAACGCCGTAGCTACACTGCAAACTAACGCAGCCATTCCAGAAGGCATGGGCATTGAAGGCTACTACCATGTAGAGTGCCGTGATGCTGAAGGTAACCTTAAGTGGAACGAAGAGTTCCCTAACTTAGTTGTTGCGGTCGGCAAGCAGTTGCTCTTGGACACCCTCTTGCGCACATCGGGCACATACACCACTGTCGGGCCGTTCTTGGGCTTGATTAACAACAGCACTTCGTTTGCAGCGGCAGACACCATGTCTTCTAAAACATGGACTGAGTTGACTACCTACACTGTGGGCGGTTCGGCTGTTCGTGGTACTGCGGTGTTTGCAGCGTCTAGCTCATCTGGTACGACTCCATCAAACGTAACAACGTCTACGGCCACAGCAATTACTTTCACGATGACAGGTTCTGCTACTGTGTACGGTTGTTTCTTGGTGACAGGCGCTGGCGCAGTTAGCAC